TAATGGTAATGTATATGGATATTGGGGTTCATTTGTGTCTTCTGTTAAAGTTGCAAAATATCCATAGTTTATATTCGGTAAATTTTTATCTTCAATAAACATCCCGTTATATTCATCCAAATCACCATTACCTTTATTATAAAAGTAATCTTGAACAAAAAACCCAGAAGGAAAATCTGGTCTTAATTGTTCAGTAATGGAAATTCCAATATCTCCAAAATTCTTTAATTTATAACTAGATTTCAATAATTTAGATTCACCATCAATTTTACCATAAGGACCAAAAATTGGGTTTCCGTCATATGCCCAACCTAAAATTTTGTATGGATTCTGATTATTATCGGGAGCAATTTCATTACCATCTTTGTCTATGAAATTATTAACATTGTATCTCAATTTCTTTGATGGATAAAAATGTATAAATTCTAATGTTGAATTGTTATTTTTACTTGGAACAATCAATCCTTCATCATTTGATGAAATTATATTTTTATTTTTTTCAACTTGGTTAATTTTCCATTCAAAAACATTTGCTATAAATTCCGCACCACTTCCTCTCCTTTGCACAAACAGAGTAGTTTTTTCATCATACCCTATTCCTGAATTTAAAATATTAATACCTTTTACTTTTCCATCCTCAACAATAGGATAAAGTTCTGCATATTTTCCTTTACCAAATACCTTTATATCAATATCTTTTTTATATCCTCTGCCAGAATTTAATATTTGAACATCAACAATAGAACCATTCAACAATACTGGTTTTAATATGCACTCAGAAATTGAAGAAAGACCAACATATGGTCTCCTATGGTAATTTAATATATCAGATGAACCATAATTTTTTCCTTCATTAGTTATAAATACATTTTCAATGGAACCAAGAACTATTGGTTCCAAAGAAGGAGTAGTCGTAATACCAGCAACATATTCTACATTTATCTGAATGGGTGGATAAGAAAATGTATGAATTCCAACACCTACTGAATCAAATTTGACATATTTTTTATTGTTATAATTAATTTTTTCACTTCCTGAAGGACCTTGAACTGACAACTTAAACTTATTCTCATCTATAACTTTAACATAATAATTTGTCTGAGTTGACAAACCAGATATTGGTGTATCAGTATTTTGATACTGAACAATATCTTCATCTTTAAAGTTATGATTTTTTGCAAAAATGTAATTATCAAACGTGTTTACTCCGTTGTCTTGATTATTTGCTGAAATTTGACTTGAAACACCAATACTTTTATTTGAATACCCCTCTCCACGATTTTTTACATAAATTTTTGTAATTGTATTTTTTGAATTCAATGATTTTAGAGAATGAGTTCCCGTCCCAATTCCAGTAAAGACGATTGGGTCAGTTTTTTCTAATGAATTCTTTCTTGTTTTATATAATTTTAATTGAGTTGAACTTACTATTCCAACAAAATAATTTGAATTATTTACAAGTGGATTTACACTTCCATTTGAATTATTAATGTATGAGACTTCTTCACCGTCATCAAAATTGTGTCCATTTAGGAAATCAATTGTAGTAAAACCAATGCTGACAGCAGTACTTGCTTTGAAATTGGATATAATTTTTGTTTTTACTAAATTTGATTCTAAAACTGCACCAGAACCATTTCCTCCAGACAAAGTAATTTTTGGTTTTCTTGGATATCCAATTCCTGGTCTTAATATTTTTACTTCACTTAAACTGCCAGATAAATGTGCCTTCAATTCTGCATTGGAACCATTAGCATCAGTAACTTTTAATCCAGAAAAATTAATAACATCATATCCATTTCCTCCAGATGCAGTTTTTACTGAATCTAACTTACCATAGTAAATGTTTTCATCATATAGAGTTGGTGAAAACACCTCAACTCCATTAATTAAAATTCCTGTTGCCTTATCAATCGTACTTCTATCACCTTCGGTTTGGAATTTATTTAATTTTTTTGTTAAATTAAATTTTTTAAAGATTTTTTGATGCTCTAAAGTTTTATTTTGAAAATCAAATTTTACAATATAGTCACCATCAATACTTTCTTTAGTAAAAACATAATTTTTAGAAAATAAATCAGAATTACTGTATGAAAGTTTAATATTATCTTCATCTACTTTTGCTACAAAATATGCAGAGGTTTCTATACCAATATTTTCTGATTTTGGATTATAATATACTTTCTCTCCAGTAAAGAAATTGTGTTTTGGGCAATTTAGTACTGAAACTCCAATTCCAGCAGAAACAAAAGTTTTCCTGTCTGTTGCATTAATTTCATAATTTGGTAATCCGGAAGATGTTACATAAAAATTTTGATTGTTGTAGTCAATGTAACTATTTTGTATTCCTGTGGGAAAAACAGAAATATTTGAAAAATAGTTGTTTTTACTTGATGCCTTATGAATTACTCTTTTTATTTTTGTTTTTCTGAATGTATTTGATTCAGACCCTTTGATGACAATAAAATATCCAAATGAATTAAATCCAAATCCTTCAATCTCTACTTCGACTTTACCTACATCAGATGAATCCGGATTGAATAATATTATTCTATCTCCAATTAAAAAATTGAGTGTTTCATAGAAATATATTCTTTTTTTATTTGATGAATCTATTGATTTTATATCGTGTGTAGTTGGAATATTATAAATCCAATTATTAAGTTCAAGTCTATCATTCAAATCAATTCCAAAAGAAGATAATTCTATTTTGTCATTGACTCTTATGTTTGATGTTTTTTCATAATCAATATTATCAATGATGTTTATTAATCTAAATTCAACTTTTGTTTCATCATCCAAGTAAGAGTATAAAAATTCTTCTTCAAATATTTCTGCACCATAATCTAAGTCTATCGTTAAACCAGTTACGTTTAAGAATTCATTGATTGTTTTATCAGTATAAGATAAAACAATTGGATTGGAAAGATTTTTTGGTTTAATTAATAAAGTTCCAGATGTTTTAAATCCAACAGTAGAATCAACTAAAATAGATGTTGAGTTTTTAGGTGTATTTTCTAAGACTTTTGTTTTTTTAGTAGATTTAAAATCTAAGATAAAGGATGTGCTATCTAATGAAATCTCATAAAAATCTTTTGTTATATAATTTTTTTGTGCAGTTTGATTAAATTCTATTGAATTATATGCAAAATCTCCAGTATTTACTGGTCTGTATTCAACATTGTAAATTGAAGCACTTGCAGTCTTATTATCTGCGATAGTTTGAAATATTGTTTTTCCCTTCAATTCCTTTCTCAAAATGGAATCTGGAGTTGCAAGATTAGCATCTCTAAGAATTTGCTCAACTAAAATATTTTTAGTTATTAGGTATTCATTTGATGATGGTGATATTACATATTCCTGAGGTTTAATTACTGATATAGATTCATTAAATAAAATACTAAAGAGTATCTTAAATGAAGTATCTGTTCCTTTAGTAATATAAAAATCTTTTGCTCTTGATAAAATAGTTTGTAAATTTACACCATTAGTAAAATCTCTGTCTTCAAATCCAGGTAAAAATTGAGTTTTAAATTTTTTAAATAACTCTTGAAAGAATAAGGTATTTAAATTAATTACTTGAGAACCTTTAGTGTGGTCAGAAGAATCCGTTGAAGAGAATTTAAACGACTCATTGATTGTATTTTTCTCTAATCCACAAAAACCACGAATACATCCTGTAAAAGAATTAGTTGTAATTCCCGTATAGGTTATAATTTCGTCATCAATTTTTAAAAGTCCATATTGTCTAGGAAATCCTATTGTGTGATTAACGTATAAAGTATCATCAAAAGATGCTAAATCTGAAGTAAGAGTACAAATACCAACCAAACTATAAAAAGTTTCAGTATTGAAGTGTTCAATACTTTTATATTGTTGTAAATTTGCAGTTAAATCTACAACACCTGTTTGGTGTTCTTGTGAAATATAATATTGCTCTAAAAATTCTTTGAATAACGGAGAATCAGAATTTAAAAATTCTGGAATTTGGGACTCAATGAAAGATTGTATTTTTACTCTTTTAATTTCTGACATTTTATCTTATATAATTTCCGTTGTTATAGCTAGATGTTACTGGGTATTCTGTTGCAGATGTGTTTTCTCCAGAAGTAATTACGTCCTCCAGCATATTAACTTTGAGTGTTGTTGTGTCTAACTCTAAGTATATATCTTTCAAAGCAATGACATCATTTGATTCTGGAATTGCTTGAATTTGAATTCCACCAGAGTTGATTGAAGAGGTAATAATAACTGGATTTAATTTTATCTCTCCTTTCATATAATCAACTGTTCCTGTTTCATTTGCAACCACAACTGGAATACCATTGACAAGTTTAAAGAAAAATATACTTCCAACTTTATCTGTTTTTGGAACATCACTAAGATATAACGTATCTGTTATGTTATTGATTGTAAATCCTGTAGATTTTATATTATATCCTCTCTCTCCTATTAATTTTTGTATATGAAACTGATTTCCAAAACATATTTCATAATTTGCAAGTTTATTATATTCTGGTTGTAAATCTCTTCTTATTTTTACTTTTGTAATATTTGATGTAATAGAAGTGCTCGTATTATCAATTAAAGTAGAAACTTTACTGTATTTAAATCTACCCCCAAAACTATTTAATTCTGTTGATTTTGCATAATTTCTTAGTGTATTAATAACTCTAGATTGCAAATTAACAACACTTGAAGTTGAACTCCTATCATAATAAACAGAAGTTTCCAATTCGATATAAAGATATTTTAAATCAATAATTTCTGGTTGAATTCCTGCAATTGAATATTGCTTCAATTCTCTTTTAATCTCATTTTTAGAAATTTGAGATAAAAATTTACCATTTCTTGGTTTTATTGAGATATAGACTTTACCATACTCTGGAGGATTTAATTCTTCACCACCATAAGCAGTAACATTATCAACATTTGGAAAAACCATAGGGATAATTGCCTTATAATCATTTGCAGTTACTGCACGATATTGAGATGCATAAACTCTTGGACCCAAATACTTAATAGAATCAATCGACTCAATATCATCACCATTTTCAGAAATTTGAGTCGTAGTTATTAAAGAAATGCCATTAGTAATTGCTGTCTGATTATTATCAACCAAAACACCAGAGAAAGTAAAATTAGCACAACCATCACCGTCCTTCCCATTAGTAACAATGTATGAGATGAGAACTGTGCTGCCACTAATCGGTCTTTTTCCTAATATATTATCACCAAATAAAATTTCATATTTTTCATCACTAACTTCTTGAACTAAAAATAATTTTGAGTTTTTATCTACTTTGAATATATTATTATATAATTCATATTTTTCATTCACAACATTTGTGACTTTAACACGAATTGTTGAAGTATCTACACTTGCATTTGGAATTAAAAATTTTTGATTCAATTGTGAATCATTTATTGTAAATGATTTTGTTAAAAATGTACCTTCAAATATGTCAATATCTGTAAAGTTTGCAAATCCATCATTATCAATAACAACTGTCTTATCTTCTGGAATTGAAAAGATATAATTACCACCTTCTACCGACCCCAAAGCAACTATACCTGCTTTGAGGGTTATAGTTTTTGAAATTAAGTTTCCGGTAGAATCTCTTGGTGAAGTGACACTAAAACTTATTTTTGCCCTTGATGCTCTTTTTGATCTTGGTACATACCCAATATTACGTGCAAGAGAAACAACATTTTCACGAAGAGTTGCACTATCAATAAAAGATTCATTTACCACCATATTGGTGTTAAATGCAGTAATATAAGAATTATATGCTAAAAGATCAATAAGTACGGAAAAATTTGATCCCTCAAAATCAAAGTCAGTGAAATTTGCATTTGCTCTCAAATAATCTTTAATTTGAGTTCTTAAATCATTAAAATCTAAATTTGTAAAATTATTGAAGGACATTATACTCTAGTTCCTTGTAGAATAAACTCTATATTTTGTGTGGGAAGTGGTAGTCCAACAATATCATAAACTATTTTAACATTAAGTTCATTATAATCATCAACTAATTCTACCTCAATATTATTTAATCTAATTCTTGGTTCAAAATTACTTAAAACTGTTTCAATTTCTCTGTTTAAAATAATTTCTATCTCCTCTGTAGCAAGCTCAAATAAAGAAGAATTCACAGAGGTTCCCAATAAATCATTGAAGAACCTCTCACCAAGTTGAGTTTGAACTAAATTAATAACAGATCTTTTAATTGCATCCTCATTTTTTAAAATTAAAATATCATTTGTAACTGGATGACGTGAAAAAGACAAACTAATGTCTTTAAAAGATCTTGAAATGCTAATTGGCATCTAAGATTAATTGTCTTTTATATATCTATAAGACTTTTCAGATAACTTTTCCGTAGTCTGGTTCAGTTCCATAACTCCAATCATCATAATCTTCATCATTACGAATTTTTTCGTGCAATTCGGTTTGCTTTTTGAAATCATGCTTCGGTGCTTGATCGTGCATAATTTCTTGAAGAACCTTTTTTGTAGTATTTTGTTGTTTATAATCTGTAATAAGACTTGTGGTCCCCCACATTTCTCTCATATAATCTTTATTTCTGTCAATTTGATAAAAAGACATTTGCAACTCCTGTTTTTAGTAAAACTGGAACTTTTAAAGAGGTTGCTATCTCTATTACTATTTAACGATTTACTTCCCTAATGCTGTATTCTTCAGAATTTAAGTATTTTAAAAGTTCAACTGCAATAATTTTAGGATTTCCATCACCACAAGTGTAAATATCAATCGCAATACACCCATTTTCTGGCCAAGTATGACAAGAAACATGACTTTCTGCAAGTGCAATGACGATTGTGCAACCTTGAGGAAGAAAACAATGGGAAAAAGTGTTCAAAATAGTCATTTTTGCACGTTCAATGCCCTTAATCATGACGTTTTGAAGAGAATATACGTCATTTAAAAGGTTAAAATTGACATCGTACACCTCCAGAAGGAGGTGTTTCCCCATTGAGAACTTTTCCAATTCAATTTTCCGCAAAAATTTATTTATTTCTTTTCTAAACTTTTTATTTCGTACATATAATGATCAGATGTTTCAATTTTTCTCTTATTTTCTACAGAATAAGTAGTCATATCAATTTGATAACCAGGATTCTTATCAATTCGATTAAATGTCCAGGCATTATCATACCAAATAATACGATTATTTGGATATGCATAATAATTTCCAGTCTCTACTTTAAATAAATGAGCACATTTATGTTCTGGAGTTTCTGAAAAATTAAGATCTGGTATACCTTTGTTCTCCCAAGACCAATCAAGAGTGAACATATAGGATCCTACGACCTTTTTTCCATCAGGACGAATTAATTCTGCTTGCAATCCAGCAAGACGAGAACGTTTTTGAACATCTACATAAGGAGAAAAACAATCCCAATACATAATATCTTCAAGAGGTTCAATCAAAGCATCCGGTTTCCAACAAAAAGCGTGAAGAGGACGACGAGTCCAATTCACGCCATTTTCAAGAAATGCCTCAAATAAAGGAACTCTTTTTTCAATACTTGCTACGGAATGCACGTCACACTTAGTTACCTCACCATGTCCTTTTTGGTGATTGAAAAGAAACTCATTACGAATATAACAAGACCAATCGGGAAGACTATGGTTTAAGTATGCCATTATTTACCCCTTTCCTTGTCCACGATATTTCTTACGTGCTCCATTACGAGAAGATGCTGCATACTTTGTGCCATCTCCATCACCCTGACGAGTTTTCTTTGGTGGTCCAGGATTATAAGATACTGATTTTCCAGCTGCTGCTTTTGCCATAATTTTTAAATCTCTTAGTACGGTTTACAAAGGTTTTTTTCAAAACGGATTTTTAATAAGAACTTCTAGCTTATAAAAAATGCACTCATAAGATTTACCAAATCTCATAGGTGCATTCTACTTTAAACGTCCTTAAAGGTCAAGAAAGAAGATCAAATAATTCTTGTTTTCTCATGACCCACACGAATCTGAGGATCACACCAGATTTCAAATCCTGCTTCTTTTGCATCTAGACAGAATGAGACATCTTCGCCACACATATCTTGAACCTCACCAGATTCAAACACCTGCATCTTCGGAGCAAACCAAGG